TTATTCAATATTGCTCATGAATTTTTGTACTTGATCTAGCTTCAATTCGATATCAGATAAAGCATAAACAAGATCATTGGCTCGGTAAGTAGTTTGTGGGTTGATGGTATTAGTCTCCAGTGATCCTTTCAATATTCGGATATACCCCAAAGCTTGGTCTAGTAAAAATTCTGCATCATCATGGCTAATCATTTTGGGTTCTTCTTTATGGATCTGGTTGAGTTGAAATTGCCAAACGGTGGTAGGTGCTTGATCCCAGATAGAACTTTTGATTTCTTTGATACCAAGATACTTTGGATAAACTAGATTATTTAAATGCTGTTCTAATAAAGAAATGTCGACTCCTTTTTCATTTAATTCCTTGATCAGATCATTGATATGTTCAGGGTTAATGGAAAGGTGACCATGCGTTGTGTCATGGTTAAATATAAACTGGGACTGAACAATTTTGTCGATCAAACGGAAAAACTGTTGGCAGAGTAATTCACTGGTTGGATTGTTGGCTTGAATCCGATCTGCAATTGGCACATAAGGGATAATATTGTCATTTAAAGTCATGATCTTATTCTCCTAAAAATAAAATGGAGAACGTGAGTACAGCCATACAAATGACGGTCAAACTTTCAAAGATATTTTTGATCACCTTTTGATTTTTACGTTTCTTTAAACGTTGCTCATAGGCGACTAAGTCGTAAATAGGAGTGTGCTCGATAATGTGAGCATTTTTGAGGTGTGCAGGTACACGGGCTTGAATTTGTCTTTTCATGACTAAAATTCCTTTTGGTAGGTTGTTAACCCACCACCATTCCTTCCACAGAATGGTGGCAGACCGACAGGGGTGGAAGTACCGTACCAAAAGAACCGGCCAGCCTTGCGGCTGCCCTGCCGATCTACCATGACAAGTCTAGCAGATGCGACTTTTTTTAAGCAAAAAAAATCCGCTTAGAGCGGTGTTTTATTGCCCTTTTGGTGAATACCACAGACTTCCACATCTGTACTCAGATTTTGCTGAGTAAAACTATGTTGCTCTATAGTGTGCCGTTATGTCAATATAGTGATGTGCTATTTTTTATAAGCTATTATTTTTTATTGTATTTAATTAATGATAATTCATGGTGGTAGACCGACAGGGGTGACAATACCGTACTCAAAGAAACGGCCAGCGCAAAGCTGCCCTGCCGATCTACCATAACGAAGTCTAGCAGATACGACTTTTTTTAAGCAAAAAAAATCCGCTTAGAGCGGTTATTTATTGCTCTTTGAGTATTAGAACAGGTTGTCACGCCTGCCACAGATGTGCTGTGTTCTTTTATATTGCTGATAGTGATGTGCTATGTCAAGATAGTGATGTGCTATTTTATAAAAATCGGATTTTAAGAATGCCAAGACCATCATCAAAAAATATTCGTGTTGATTTTTTTCAGATGACCATTACTCCCACAGAAACCATTGCAAGCCCATTACAAGGCTTTAGAGCCATTATGGATGGAACAATTGCGAATCACCATGATAATGGCGGTTATAAACGTGAGTTTTATGGTTTATCGAATCGAGGTGCAATTGGATTTTGCGGTTCTTTAAGAAAGTTCAGAAATGACGATTTACCTAAAATTAGTTCTTTGGGTGGAACTGAACTAGATTTACCTTTGATTGATGGACAAGGCTTGGTAGAACATAATTGTTTTGTTTTTTTTCCTAGACATAGTGTGATTGCAATTCATTATAATGTTCACGCTAATCATCATACTAGATTGGTGGATACATTAATTGGATTATGGGGAACTAGAGTTGAACTGACTCCTTTAATTAGTGCAGATACATTTAGACGTTTAAATCAGACAGGTACAACTCTAGTCGAGATTGAGGCAAAAATTCCTAAACCTCAAAATCCTGCTTTATTACCTGATCCTGACAATTTTTCACGTCATGCTCTGGATATGTTGAATTTATCTGATGCAGATAATCTCACATTTAAGGTTGGTATTGATCAGCGATATTCAGGTATGAATCGACGTTTAATTAACTCATTAAAAAATTCAATTCGTACACTTAGCCAGTATGACCCACAAAAACTAACTGCTAAAATTGATGAGAATGGTATTATCTCGCCGATTGATCTTATAGCAGATCGTATTAAATCAACTCAGCAAGTTGAAGCGACTGGACGATATATTCCACGTGATACTTTATATAATGCGATCGAGCAGGCTTATGCTGAAGTGGAGAATGACATAAATGCCTATTTCGCAACTGGTGAAACTAATTAAAAGATTAGTGAAATTTATTTTTTCACTCATCCTTTCATTAGCTATTGGCTGGTTAACATGGAAATATGCAGATCCATATCTAGCTAAACTAAATGATAATAACGGTCCATATGAATTAGCAAAACAAATTTCAAGTATTGCAGGTGTGATTTTAGGATTCGTACTCGCTGGAATCAGTATTCTTACAGCTGTGATGGATAGGACACTTATCGCAAACATGATGAGAACAGGACATTTTCATAATTTTGTTAAACAAGCATTTTATGGTTGTGGTTGGTTAATGGTATTGATAGTAGTTAGTTTGGGGTCACTCGTTGTTCCTGCCGAGTATTTAAAGTATGCCTTAACTGTAATGATGATCGTTACTTCATATACAGTTATAGAATTGGTTACAACAGCAACGCGTTTTTATAATATTATTACTGTGATGAGTAGTCGCTAGAAAATATTATATTCTATATATTGGTATCTAATTTTAGCTGCTTAAGCCATCTTAAATACATTTCTCATTATATAAGATATTGTTTTTATTGTATTTAGTTTATAAAAAAGCCCTAAGGGCTTTTTTTATTTTGTCGTTATTAATTCAAACTCTTTAAACTTAATGACTTCATCACCAACCAGTTCATTAAGCTGTAGCATTTTCGCTTTCAATGGTCCACCTTCATTAAAATTATATGCTTCCGATGCGGATTTAATATCACCAAAGCCACCAGCATTTGATGGAATGATCCCCAAAAGCTGTGGGTAGACTCGCATAGATGCAAGCATGTCATCACGACTGGTACCTTTGATACTAACGAAATCATCCTTTGCAGCAATCTCAGATGTGGGAATGACTTGAATACCATCCTTTTTGCCATTCGGGCTGTAATAAAACAGGTTACGAAAGTTCCCAGGACCTTTACTTTCTTTCAGTGCTGTTCTTAGCGCAGTAATATCATTCGGATCTGAAGCTGGATCATTCACATAAAGAATAAATCCTGCATGAGATCCATTATTATAATATTTACGACGGAACAATGTTGCCGAGTCATTAAGCCAAGCACTTTGCAGAGCTGATAAATATTCAGGCACACCATAAATTTCTTGATCAATATCTGTTTCACGGACATGAAACACTCGACCATGCATGAATTCATGTTCTTTATAGCCATTATGATCATTAGATAAATAAAAATATTGACCGGGTAAATCACCAACTCGTGTGTATTTCGACAAAGCAGCTTTAAGCTGAATGCGGTTATTCAAACGTGATCGAATATCTTCCAGGTAAAAGTTACCACTCCATAAAATATCTAAAGCGATTTGATCAAAATCCTTTTTACTCAAATGTGGATGTGGAATAAATAAATTAGATAAATAATTCTTCTTAAAATTGATTGCACTACTCAAATATGGTGTGCCTTTTACTGTTTTTGATAAACCATGTAAATTGGCTTGTGGTTCATACCAGCGACCATTAAACCAACATTCCATATAATTTGATAAATCATGGCCATCAGTTATTGGTATTGCATCTCCGAATGTAAATGCCTCAGTTCTAGAATTCGAATGCATTGGTCTATTAGGATGTGGTCGCAAATCCAGCACATTGTTTAAAATGTTTTTTGCAATAGAAAATGGTTTCATGAATAAATCTCGATCATTGAAGAATTGGTTTCTGTAATACCTGCGAGTGGTTCGTTATAAATTGCATGCATGAGTGCCCATGCCAGATCCGCATGACCAACATCATCCGAACGCCCAGCTGTAAATGTGATTTGTTTTTGTGAAGCAGTTAATGTTTTTTTAATGCTCATTAATGACTGGGTTAAATCTTTATTGCCTGAGTCATACTCAAGACGACCATTTCTGACGACATCTAATGTTTTATAAACAAGATTGGATTTGACTTCTGGCGAATAATTAAATGTGGTCAATGCAGGGAAAAACTGGCGTACAAGTTCTGCAACACCATAGCCCATACCTGTCGTATCAATTCCGATATAAACCACGTTGTAACGTAGGGTTATATTCTTGATATGTTCAGCTTGTTGAGCAAAATCATCACCTTTAAATTGATGACACTCCAGAGCTCTAAATTTTCCACCAGGAACAAGAGGAGGGGCAACAACAACTAAACCTGCATTATCTCCCGTTCGCGCAGGATCATAGCCGACCCACACTGGTCTATTTGCAAAAGCTCTTGCATGATGTGGTTTAAAATCATTCCAAACTTCAAATGTATCCACCATGCAACATTGCAACATGCTAAGCGGAAACATGGACTGCCCATCATCGACAAATTTACACATGAACAAGTTTTGAAAATCGTCAGGCGCATATTCAAATTTCAGTCGTTCAATGTTAAATAAATCACATCCGCCTGCCTTTGCATCTTCTACAGTGACAATCTGACGCCACATCAAATCTTCACAAACACGCCCATCTTTTAAAGCATCATGACTAACATCAATTTTTAATTGCTGGTCTTTAGTCCGACCTTTATTGAAACGAGTACCTGTCCAAAACTCATAGGCTTCATGTGTGATTGTTGAAGGTGTTGAAAAATAAGTTTTTCTCCATGTCTCATGTGTTGCCATTGCTGAAGCAACTTTCTCAAGTTCAGCAAAACCATGAGTCCAGAAAATTTCATCAAAATACAAATTTCCATGATGACCTTGAGCCGTTCTATAGTTGGTACCTAAAAACCGAAGTTCAGCACCATTAGATAGAACAATAGGATCTCCTGTGAGTTCAATACCGCAGATTTCTTCTGCATAAGTTCGAATGTAATGTTTAAAAATATGTGCTTGGGCTTTAGAAGCTGACAAGAAAATTTGATTTCGACCTGTTTTGAGTGCGTCGATCAGTGCTTCAAATGCAAAATAATATGTTGCACCGATCTGACGACTTTTTAGGATCATTCTAGAACGTTGATCCATAGCGCGGTACCAAGTCCATTGGTACTCGAACAGCCGTTCTTCAAATGCCAAAATCATCTGTTCAATTTGTTCTTCATCAAAATGATTCGGAACTTTTTTTCGTGGAGCAGTATTTCTTTTTCTGATTTCAGGATTCAGATCTGCTTCAGATCCGTCCAAGCGATATTTTTCAATACGCGCAAATTCCTTGTATTGACGCATCAAAAAATCAATTTCTTTGATGTCACCTGAAGTTTTTTTATTTTTAAGAATAAGTTGCATCAAACGTACAGTCAGCGCACATTCAACACGGTTTTCAGGTTTTTCTTTTTCCCACTCATCCCGTGTTTTCCATGCCTGAACTGTCCGCTCTTTTTCTTCGAGTACTTCTGCTATATCGACAATTTTCCAACCAAGCCAATAAAGGAACTTTCCTTTCAGCTTGTTGTCCATGATCAAGTGCAGATTTGCGATGGGGGATAGGTCATTCATTACAATGTTTTGCTTATTTTCTATAAGCGAACATTGGCAGTAAGAAATCTAACAATCAGTTCATGTGAGTTGTAAAAAGGCTTAATACAAAAGGGTTTAATTGCTTGGTTAGAGCATAATTGCCCATTCTGCACCTATTCAAAAGCGTGATTTTTATCCGTCCATTTTTTTATGAATAGGTTTGCAAATGAGCAAAGAAGATAAGAAATATAAATCGAAGTGGTTCCGTATTGCCGTGGCAGGGGATACCACAGATGGTCGTGAAATTCAGCCAGAATGGATCGTCCAAATGGCGCAGAATTATGACCCAAATACCTACGGTGCGCGTATCAATATTGAACACTTACGTTCAGTTTTCCCTGACGGTGTTTTTGGTGCTTATGGCGATGTCATTGCGTTAAAAACAGAAAAAGTCACAATCAATGGTGAAGAAAAAGACGCACTTTTTGCCCAAATTGAACCGACTCAAAGTTTGATTGAGCTGAATAAGAAAAAGCAAAAAGTCTATACCTCCATTGAGGTGGACGAAAACTTTGCAGGTAAAGGTTTCGCGTACTTAATCGGTTTGGCTGTGACGGACTCACCAGCATCATTGGGTACCGAATATTTACAATTTGCTGCTACAGCAAAATCCAATCCTTTGGCAAGTAAAAAACAACGACCTGAAAATCTGTTTACTGCTGCAGTTGAGACGGAATTCGAATTTGAAGAAGTCAAAACACAGCAATCATATTCCGCAGGCTTGGTACAAAAAGTAAAAGACCTGTTCTCAAAACAACAAAAGTCAGAACAGAAGTCTGCGGAATCCTTTTCTGAGCAAGAACAAGCCATTGTTGAAATCGCAACTGAAACTGCAAATCAAGGTCAAACGGTTTCAAAACTTGAAAATGATTTTAATACGTTAAACACAGAACATGAGCAGCTGAAAAAAGATTTCAATGAATTTAAAACCAAGTTAGATGGTGAGCCTGATCAACAGCCACGTCAAACTTCAGGAAATTCAAAATTCACTGAAACTGTCGATTGCTAAAACCATCACTATAAATATAAAGAGTATCTAACATGCGTCCAGAAACACGTTTTAAATTCAATGAGTCAATGACTCAATTAGCCAAGTTGAATGGTGTAAGCAAAGTATCTGAAAAGTTTAATGTTGCACCAACAATTCAACAGAAATTAGAAGATAAAATTCAGTTATCTTCTGCATTTTTACAGAAAATCAATATTTTCTTAGTTCAAGAACAGTCAGGTTCAGCAGTTGGATTGGGTATTTCACGTCCAATTGCCTCACGTACAAATACGGACACGACAGATCGCCAAGCCAAAGACCCAACGTCGATGGATGAGCGTTTTTATATGTGTCGTAAAACTGATTTTGATACAGCAATCAAATATCAAAAACTAGATCAATGGGCAAAATTTAAAGATTTCTATGCTCGTTTCAGTGGTCAAATTCAAAAACGCCAAGGTCTAGACCGTATCATGATTGGCTTCAATGGTACTTCTATTGCGACGACCACTGACATTATTGCAAATCCAAAACTGCAAGATGTAAACAAAGGCTGGTTGCAGAAGATGCGTGAAGAAAATTCTGAACGTGTGATGTCATCAGGTAAAGTTGTTGGAAAAATTACCGTCGGTGCAACGGGTGATTATCACAATGTCGATGCTTTGGTGATGGATCTGACCAATGAAATGATTGATGAAGTGCATCAGGACAATCCAGATTTAGTTGTACTGTGTAATCGTAAAACATTGGCAGATAAGTACTTTCCGATTGTGAATAAAGAACAAGAAAACACGGAAAAATTGGCAGCTGACATCATCATCAGCCAAAAGCGTATGGGTAATTTGCCTGTTTATGCAGTACCGTTCTTCCCAGAAGATGCCATTTTGGTGACAACTTTTGACAACCTTTCAATTTATGTTCAAGAAGGTTCTCGTCGTCGTACTGTCATCGACAATCCAAAACGTGACCAAATCGAAAACTATGAATCTTCAAACGAAGATTATTACATCGAAGATTTGGGTCTTGCTGCAATGGCTGAAAAAATCGAGTTGGTGTAATTATGACCCTAGCACGTCAACATTTCCAAAAACATCAAGCCAAAAAAGCAGCCGTTTCGGCTGCTGAGTTTGGTGCGATGCAAGACATGACGGCTTATGAGTTGCAGATGATGCAACTCAATAATGACCGTCAACGTCTAAAACAAATCCAAGCCACTGCAGCTAAAGTTGTTTTAAAAACAGCTTTACTTCCAAATTATTTACCCTATATCGAAGGCATTCTTGAAGCAGATAAATCTATTCAAGATGAAGTCTTTATGACTATTTTGGTTTGGTGTATCGATGTCGGTGATTATGCCAAAGCATTGGAATTAGCAGAGTTCGCTTTACGTCATAACATGATCATGCCAGATGCATTTAAGCGCAATACAGCAACTTATGTGGTTGAAACCATTGCTGAAGCATTTTTAAAGCAACTGAAAACCGATGCTGCAGTTGATGTTTCAGTCTTAGAGCAAGTTGAACAATTGATTCTAAATGCTGATTTAGATCCAAAAGTATTGGATATGCCGAACCAAGCTAAAGCCAAACTGTATTTAGCTTTGGGTAAAGCCACAGTCAAATTAATTCAGAGTAAAGATGAACCAAGTGATGTGGATCTGGCACATGCAAAATCTGCAGAAGCATATTTAACGTCTGCTTTTGAATTAGATGAAAAGTCTGGTGCTTTAGGTGAAATGAAAGCAACTAAGAAGTTTCTTGATAAATTTGCAGATCGCTTACCAAAACAGTCTGAACCTTTACTGAATAGTGATGGTTCACAAGTCGTAGATGACCAAGGAACCTTGGTTTTTAAAACGACTGAATAAGTGCCCACGCACCGCATGGGCGAACAATTTTGGTGTCATTACATCGTAATACACACTTAGAGAATTGTTCCCACCCATGCACTAAATTCAACAAAAACAGACGGCAGGGGACAGCATGGGATTCGTCGCAAATGGCAATACAACACCAAGTCAAATCATCATCGAAAGTGACCCATTTTATCCGAGTGTTAGTCTTGATCATATCCGGGAAATTGTCCGTATTGACGGAGCTGTCACCAACGAAAGACTTAAACAAACCATCATTGAAGAAGTCATCGACCTGAATCGTTTGCTTATTTCATTGCAAACCAACGTTGCCAAATTATCCGATTTATCCAAAACCATCATCGATGGCAAACCCGATACCGATTATTTATATCTTTCCGCAATTGCCAATGGTGTAGCAGCCAAGGTCAATGAGAACTATCGCAACTACGACAGCTCCAATTCAGGTGCAAAAAAAGCAGAGCAAGCGGAATGTACGGTGGATGATTACCGTCGCAATCGCCAGTGGGCAATTCAACAGTTACTTGGTGAAAACCATACAGTGGTGGAGTTGATATGAAAACTATCACTGCCCTACAAAACGACACGGTCGATGCGATCTGTTGGCGTGAGTACGGTCGTAGCTCTGGCGTGGTCGAAATGGTTTTAACAGCCAATCCCAAACTTGCTGAATTTGGTCCATTTATTCCAATGGGGACACAGGTCACATTGCCCGAAATTGAAACACCACAACAAACAAAACAAACCATAAACCTATGGGACTAATAACAAGATGCCAGAACCAACCACAACAGCAGCTGCAACAGCAATCACTTTAAGTGCAGCTTCACTTTTACCATTTATCAACGGCAATGCATTGTTGGGGGCAGTTTTTGGCGCAGCACTATTTGCGACAACTAAAAAAGATTTAAAACCCCTGCAACGCATGATGACGATGCTTTTAGCAACGGGCATTGGTTACTTGCTTACACCTGAGATTCAAACTCGAACATTTATTAGTAATGACGCAACAGCTGGCATGGTTGCAGCTATCTTCTCACTTCCCATCATTTTAAAAATCATGGTGTGGGTAGATCAGTCCAACTTAACAGACATCATCAATAAAATTTTTCGTGGTGGAGGATCATCATGATGGAACAATTATTTCAATTCATCGCACTGATTGCATACATGATCTGCGGTGTTCGTATCATTTGTTTTAATTCTGAAGGCCTACGCCACCGCCAAGGATACTCAATTCTTGCTGCCATTCTGATTGGCTCATTTATCGGGCAAAGCGTACATATTCTATTTTTCAAAGATCCTGTGACCTTGTGGGATGCAGTTTTTGCAGTGCTCTTAGCAGTACTGATTATTAAAGCCAAAGGTAATGTGGCCAAACTGATCTGGAGTGCATCATGAGTTTAATTAAATTTGGCGCTCAAGGAGATGCCGTCGTGATGATCCAAAAACAACTTATTGCGCTTGGATATAAAGGCTCCGATGGAAAAGTACTCAATCCAGATGGCGACTTTGGTGCGAATACCGAATATGCCGTGATTCAATTTCAACGCAAACATGGTTTAGTTGATGATGGCAAAGTAGGTGATAAAACCCGTACAGCCTTAATGGGCGGCAGTACTGATAAGTTTTTAAAAGGTTCAGACTATAAAAATGCTGCAGTGCGACTCAATGTGCCAGAACTCAATATTCGCGCCTTTGGTGCAACCGAAGCACGTGGCGTTGGTTTTTTAAAAAATGGCAAAGCCAAGATTCTATTTGAACGCCATAAAATGTATGCCTATTTGGTCAAATTCAAAGGCAAAGCCTTTGCCAACGAGCAAATGCGCTTATATCCAAATCTGGTCAACACCGCCACAGGTGGCTACAAGGGCAATGAAGCTGAATATACCCGTTTGTCACTTGCTAAAAATATCCATGAAGAAGCTGCACTCATGTCATGTTCATGGGGGCAGTTCCAGATCATGGGCGAAAACTGGCAAGACCTCGGCTACAAATCCGTATTTGAGTTTGTTGAGCAAATGCAAACCAGTGAATCTTTACAATTAGAGGCATTCATCCGCTTCATTGAAACCAAAAAAGGTTTACTCACAGCACTACAAAAAGAAGATTGGGACACAGTCTTCCGTTTATACAACGGTCCTAACTATAAAAAACTCGGTTATGAAGCCAAATTCCTTGCTGAACGTGCTCATCTTGAACCCATTTATGGAGTTTCAAAAGTCGCATGAAAAAACTTGAAAGCCTACGCACACACATGCTTAACGCAGTTAAAGAATTACAGCGTGATCCTGAACGTATGCTGATTTTTACCGAAAAAGGCAACGTCCGTTGTACTTTAGCCAACGGGCTTTCATTTGAATATGTCTATGATCTCAATTTGATTTTAACTGAATATGCTGGAGATCTGGACGCAGTCATGATTCCATTGCTGGACTGGGTACGTATCAATCAGCATGAATTATTAGCGAACTTAGAAAAAAGCAAAGATGCCTTTAAGTTTGAAACGGTTGTCCTGGACAACGGTACCGTAGATCTAGCATTGACACTACCACTCACAGAACGAGTCATTGTCAAACGCAATGATGATGGCACTTTAAGTGTTTCATTCCCTGACGAGCCTCAGCATGAAAAAGCATTACCATCGCAACTGTTTAAAATGATCGACAGTAAAACGGGACAAACTTTGGCTGAATGGCAGTCAGCAGAACCTGAGGAACAATATTTCTAATGGCAGAGCTTGAAGCGCTTACCGAACATCTGGGTAGTATGCTGAACCAACTCAGTGATCAAGAACGACGCAAATTAGAAATGCAGATTGGTCGAAAGTTACGATCATCACAAAAAAGCCGAATCACAAAACAACAAAATCCAGATGGTTCGGCCTATGTACCCAGAAAGTTTCGCCTCAGGGACAAGAAAAATAAAATCAAAAATAAAATGTTTAATCTGATTAAAAATGCCAAATATATGCGCTTCGAGCGCACAGCCCAAGGCATCGCGATTGGTTTTGCAGGTCGTGTGGCATTTATTGCCCGAGTTCATCAATACGGTTTACGCGACAAAGTCGAAAAAGATGGACCAACTGTTCAATATACCAGTCGAGAACTTTTAGGATTTACGACAGAAGAAATGGATATGATTGAAACGGAAGTAATTAAATTTATTTCAAAATGATTTGTAAAAAGCGTTAATACAACAGCCAGCACATGCAATAAAAAAATGACTGCAACACGATTGCAGACATGAGTGCAGACCTATCAAGACGTCTTGAAAACCTGATTCGTTTAGGAAAAATCAAGACGGTAGAACCGACAAAACCCTTTCTGACAGTGACCGTCCAAATTGGCGAGATTACCACTGCCAAAATCCGTTATCTCAATTTACGTGCAGGCAATGACAAAACCTTTGACCCACCATCTATTGGTGAAGAAGTAATAGTTTTAAGTCCATGCGGTGTATTAGAGATAGGTATTGCAATTGGTGGCTTGAACAATGCGGATAATCCCGTGCTATCACAAGATTTAAATAAAAATATTCGCCTATTTTCTGACGGCTGCATGATTTCTTATGACACCAATACTCATGCGCTTGAAGTGATTCTACCCAGCAATGGTACTGCTGTTTTAACCGCAAAAGGTGGCGTTACAGTCAATGCCGATGGTGGCGTTACAGTCAATGCCAAATCAGGTGGGGCAACCATTAATGGTGATACCACTATTAATGGCAATGTCCAAGTCAATGGCAGTACAGCTATGACTGGCAACAATACAGTCGGTGGCAGTCAACTTGTACAGGGCAGTAGCCATTCAACAGGAAACTTCAGTACCGAGGCAGACGTCACAGCAGGTGCGATCTCATTGAAGTCGCATAAAACATCAGGTGTCAAATCAGGTGGAGAAACTTCGGGAGAACCCGTACCATGATGTCACGTGAAATTGGCTCAAATCTGAGCGAGTTAGAACATATCAAACAGTCTATTCAAGACATTGTTTCTACTCCATTAGGTTCGCGCATTATGCGTAGAAGCTATGGTACGCAACTTTTCAATCTGATTGATAAACCGACTTCAGAAGCTTTATATCTGAAAATTTATAGCACGATTTACTCGAGTATTTTGCAATGGGAAAACCGTATTGATGTAAGTCAAATCAATATTAACTCTCTTTCAGCAGGTCAAATGGTAATCGATCTTGAGTTCACACTCACAAAAACAGGACAAGCACAAAACTTAAATATTCCTGTAAGTATTGGGGCTACACCATGACATCAAATTCAGCTATCGATCTGTCACAACTTCCTGCACCTGACGTTGTCGCTCAAATCGACTATGAAACAATTCTAAAAGAAGGTTTGGACGACTTTCATGCGCGTATGAAAGAACTCGGTATTGACTATGTTGTACTTGAGTCAGATCCAGCTTATAAACTTGCTGAAGCATTTGCATATCGTGAAATGTTGGTACGCCAAACATCAAATGAACAAGCCTTAGCAGTACTTTTAGCTTATGCAAATAATAACGATTTAGATCATAAAGCAGCTGAACGTAACCTTGAAAGAAAAACGATCTCAGAAGCAACCTCTACTGAAGATGCCGTACTTGAAACAGATGTCTCTTTACGACGTCGTGTACAAATGTCACCTGAAAGCTATACCACTGCAGGCAGTGAGGGTTCGTATATTTTTCATGGCATCAATGCTGATGCACGAGTAAAGGATATTTATCCTTATGCACCTTTAGATGTAGAAGGTTACCCTAAAGGGATTTGTAATATTTATGTGCTTTCAAATGAATCAGACGGTTCAGCACCCGAAGATCTCATTTCTATTGTTGATCAAAATTTAAATAAAAAAGTCATTAGACCATTAACTGATTATGTGCAAGTTTATTCTGCCAGTATTTTAAAATACAACATCCAAGCTGAAATTGAAGTTGGTGAAGGTCCAGATGCAAATGTAATTCTACAAAGTGCATTTACTGAAATTCGTAAATATGCAGCACAAGTTCATGCCTTCGGATCTGAACCGAGTTTGTCAGGTATTTACCAAGCCCTACATCGCCCTGGTGTGACAAAAGTAAATTTAATTAGCCCGACTTCAAACATCTCAACGCAAATTGGCCAAGTTGCATTTTGTGATTCCTTCAATATTTATCTGAAGGAGATCCCAAACAATGAATAGCCTTTTACCACCAAATTCCACCAAGTTCGAAATTAATTTTGAACAAACATTCTCTCGCGTATCTGCTGTAGAAATTCCTACGCGAACTTTTAATGATTCAATGGCTGCACCACTTGGAGTACTTCCCTTTTTGGCATGGGAAAAGTCCGTTGATGTTTGGAATAAAGATTGGACGGATGAACAGAAACGCCAGACGGTTGCAAGTTCCCTGAAATCCCACATGCACAAAGGGACAATTGGTTCACTTGAAACTGCATTAGGTTCTTTGGGCTTTCGTGTAAAAGTTCAAGAATGGTTCAATATGGTTCCTGTCGGGAAACCTTATACATTTAAATTATTAGTTGAAACTGCTCAGGATTCAATCACGGCTACTGATTTAAAAGATATTTTAAAAGTCGTTAATAAAAACAAGAATTTAAGATCACATCTCGTCGGGCAATCTCTCACAATCACAAATGAGTGCTCTACATATTTTGCTTCAACAATCTGTGTGGGGCATGACCTCGAATATTTATCTGTAAATGGGCTCTATCTAGATGGTTCATGGTTGTTAGATGGTCACCAAGACTTAAAAGGCTACTGAACAATATGACGAATTTAACACCTAAAAATGAGTGGTCTGATGTATATCAGTTAGAAAAAACTGATCAAGCAATTGCTGGACCAAACGGTATCATGAATGCACAAGCACAAAGCTTGTTAAATAGAACTGAATATTTACAGTCAGAAAAAGCCAGTAATGAAGACTTAGAAAATGTAAAACTTCAAATTTCCACCGCAAAATCAGGTGTTAAATTTTTCAAGACACTAGCTCAGTTACAAGCGTACTATCCTAGTGAAACAGACCCTCAGCAAGCATATGTTTTTGCTACTCAAAAATATTATCTTTGGGATAATGGATCTTGGGATGATGAAGGTGTAAGTGTATTACAACAATCTACTGATTACACAGATGATTTAGTAAGAGATTTATTTAAGCGCGGTGTAAATATATATGACCCTAAAGGTGGTTTTCCGAGTAAGTATTGGAATGCTGAAAATGGACAATTAAATGATGCTTTAGATAAATTTATTGCATCAAAACTGATCGTTGTTACACCAGGTGTCGAGTATCAAGTCCCTAATTTTTATAATCAGCAAATAGTATATCTTGATGAATACAAAATATTTATTTCAGGTGAAAAAAGTTTAATAGCTAAAGATTTTAAGTTTACCCCCCCAGTAAACACAAAATTTGTAGGTTTAACATTAGAACACGATTGGGTTAGTACATTTATGCTGTGCGAATCAGCAAAGTATCCCCCTATATATGGTTATGTCCCTTATACTCTTTATAATGGTTCCTTTAGATTAACACCAAGTCAAATTGTTGGTTTGGAACAATCTGTCAAAAACTCTTTAAGTGTCAAAATTCAAAATATTATTGATACCTCAAATGTTATTTTAGGGCGATATATCGAGTGGAATACTGGTCGTGATCTTGATGAACCAGCAAGTGAAGCATACTGCATCGCTGGTTACTACGCAGTCAAAGCGAATACTGAATATCAAACATCATCTTTTTATGATCAGCAATTTTGTTTTTACAATGACAAATTTGAATATTTAAGCGGTCAAGTAACCGCTGTCGGTAAGAAATTTACAACGCCTGCAAATACAGCATATATTCGTTTTTCTGTAAAAGTTGCAGACTTAGCAAGTCTTGTTGTCACTGAAAGTGCAAATTTTCAAGCAAACACGTATGTTCCGTATGCAATGGAAATTCCTAAACTCAAAGTAAAAGTCAATCAAGTCGATGGTTTAGAAGACAAAGTTAAAGAAGTTGCACATATTGTAGACTTGAATATTGTCAATCTTGCAACAGCGCAGAAAGACAAATATGTGAATTTTGAAAATGGACAAGTAGGCAGTGTCACTGGGCACTATGCAACAGATTATTTGCCGATTAAATCAAACACAATTTATCGTTCAGATAATACATACAATCAACAATTTGCATTTTATACAAAAGATAAAGTTTATATTAGTGGTCTCGAAATCGTTCCTGCTAACAAAAAATTCACTACGCCAGCCAATGCGGAATATGCACGTTTTACTGTACCAGTTGGGCAACTGGGTACTATTTTAATTGCTGAAGATGCTTTATTTCCGAGTGAGTACACATCTTTTGAAGTCAAAACTTTAGAAAACATAGTTCTTCCAGATCCATCTGCTGTGCTTGAAACTGAAATTTTTACGTCCGCAGATGCCAATGAGGCGACAGCGCAATTTAAAGGCAAGAATGCTGTACAACTTGCGTTAGATAGTATTGCTGATGCAACAGATAAGAAACGTTATGTGATTAAAACTAAAGGTTTTCACAAAGTTGATGTTGCTAGTGAAGTAATAGGATATCCAGGGTATCCATCGATGATTCTCGCCAAAAACCATGTTGACATCATCGGCGATGGTAAAACTATGTTTTGGTGTGAGCTTCCATTTAACGATGCTGATATTGGACCGTCTGCGAATGGAACAACGTATTCACGCACGACATACCAAACACTTTACAGTTATGCAAAAGATTGCCTGATCAAAGACGTTACATTTGTCATTGTAAATGGTCGATATGCATTGCACTTAGACAATCCAAACGGTGCAAACAGTACGCATAGATTTGAAAATGTACTCTTTGTCTCAAAAGGAAGTAAAGGTTCAATGCAGGCGCTTGGCTGTGGTACAAGCACAGGCGAAGAAACGTATTTTATTGGTGGTGGCGCACATTCAGATGGTGGAACACCATTTTACTGTCACAACAACAGTAAGTTTTTAACTCCCTCTAAAATGTATTTCGAGGGATTCAGATTCTCAAGCAATACAAGCAAGTTGATTGTACGTTGCGAGAATGACGGTTCACTTGTTGATGATAAAATGCAAATGGTGGGTTGTTCATGGGGCGGAACTTCGTATGTGATGGAGTATGGCCAGCTTTGGCTTAAATCTAATACTACGCAGAACTATGACAGTTTCAATCATGCGGAATGGAAATTTTCAGGTTACGGTAATGATCCATTTTTGTTCGATAACCAAGTTGCTGGTTATTGTTTAAGGATCAAGACAACAGCCACAGGCTTAAACAACACAATTCGTTTTGATAAATCATCATCTGCATATTCTCTGTTGATTCAGAACAATCAAGCGAATACAGATGTCAGTCTTTATACAAATAGCCGAGATTATATCGACGGGTACATCATACAAGATGGTTCTGTTGGTTTATCTGCTCAAGCTTGGGGCTGTAAAGACTTAACTGAAACAGCGTCATATGCTGATGGCGGTGTAATTTATACGAGTTTGGGTAAACGCTTAGGTGACTGTTCAACAAGCAATAAAACACTAGGTGTAATTATCAACGGCACAACAAATAATGTGGTGTTTAACAAAAATTACAGTTCAATGACAAATGCTCAAATCGTTGCTGAAATTAACACTCAGTTAAGCAGTGCAACTGCAGATCTTTACAGTTACGGACGTGATTACTATGCCGAAATGACTGATGTAGTCGAAATTGCATATAACACATCATCTGCATACATCCCTAAAGGTTCTGTCGTAACGAAGTCTAGCAGTTCAGTTCATTTAGCATCTGCAACAGATAAAGTTTTCGGTGTTGCGCTTGATGACATCCCCGTTCAAATCACAACTGCTGAAGGTTTGAAAAAGGGCGAAGGGCGAGTCTTAAAACATGGCTACATCTACACGAATCAAAGTAAAGCGCACTTTGTTTTAGCTGATAATCAAAATCCAAACATTGGCACAAGATTCACTGTAAACAACGGGCAACTGGTAACAGATGTGAATGGTAAAATCAGCTGTGATATCGACGCTGGCGTTATCTCAATTAACTGTTAAGCAAACCAACTTATTTTTAGAGTTATAAATTTATGAAATATAAATCAATTCATACAAAAAAAGGCTTACAGTTAATTGCTCAAGCTGAAGCAACAGGTTCTCAAATCAAACTCACCCATTTTGCCGTGGGTGATGGCTCTGGTAATGCTGTCGATATTTCAGAAAATCAGACTCAACTGGTACGTGAACGTTATCGTTCCACCATCAACCGTGTGTTTCAAGATCCTGAAAACGACTCAAAATTTACGGTTGAGCTCATCATCCCATTATCCGTTGGGGGCTTCGTACTCCGTGAAGTCGGCATTTTTGATAGCAATGGTAATTTATTTATTGTTGGCAATTTACCTGACATCCAAAAACCTATTGCAAGTGATGGTTTGTTTTCAGGTACTGTGATTCGTATTCCTTTTTTCACATCAAATGCCAGTACTATAGAATTAAAAATCGACCCAAATGTGGTTATCGCCACACATAGTTGGGTCGTCAATACATTTACCCCTGCATATTTTTTCCCTGGTGGTTTGACAGGTCAAGTTTTAAAAAAGACATCGAACCTAGATGGTGAAATTGAGTGGGGCGATTCTTCAACGGCTGAAATTTTTGTCAACACAATTGAAGAAGAACAAACACTTGCAACAAATCAAATGATAGTCGATTTTACGACAGTGAATACCCACGGTATTGCGATCTATATCAATGGTGATCGGATTACAAATAAAGTGGGTGAAAATGGTTGGCAAGCAACGTCTTCAACAAGCATCACATTAGGTAAAGCATATCCCGACGGCTCTAAAATCCTTGTGGTACAAAATGAACCATTGGGCACTGCTCCTTATCCACTTGCACAAAATTTAAATCTTTCAGATATTCCTGATAAAGATTTAGCACGTCAAAATTTAGGCGTTGAGTCAAAATTTAATGACTGTCCACCTGGTACGATTTTATATTTAGCCACAGCAAATATTCCTACTGGCTACAAATTAATTAAAGCCAATGGTGCAGCTATTTCCCGTGAAGTTTATGCAGACCTTTTCGCTGTTATTGGAACAACCTACGGTGTAGGTGATGGCGTACTCACATTTAATGTTCCTGATGGGCGCGCAGAGTTTCCACGTGGCTTAGACGATGGGCGCGGTATAGATACAGGTCGTGTTATTGGCAGTAAGCAAACTCAACAAGTTCTTAAGCATAAGCACTTTGGTTTTGGTGAGGCTTATGATGGTTGGCCATTTGGCACAAGCCCAACTAAAGGAAAAATGGGGTCTAAAGGCGGTACAGATTGGGACAACTATTTTTATATGACTAGCGACGGTTCAGCATATAACGGTGAAAGTTCTAATTCTGCAGGTGTTATTGGGGATGAAAACCGCCCACGAAACATTGCTTGGCTTTGTTGTATCAAATACTAGGTGACATTATGAAAGTATATCAAACCAATTATTCAGGCTTATTTGTCGGCAAAACTTCTGCAGATCCATCACCTTTAGAAGACGGAATTTATCTTATTCCTGCAGGTTGTGTAGAAGTTCCGCCACCCGAAACGTGGGCAGATGATGTTTGGCCACGTTGGAACGGTTTTGAGTGGGAACTCATCAATAAGCCCGAAATTAATGAGCCTATCTCAGCTCAACAAAAATTAGCTGAGTTTTTAGAACAAAATCCTGATGTGCTCAATCTCATTAAACCAGCTAAGTTGTAAAAAGCCTTAATACAACTGCATTTAACTGACAATATATAGTCAATTTGTAAGCCTGTGATCTGAAAACATAACAACAGATTACAGGCTTTTTATATGGCTACAGATTCATACCATCATGGTGTCCGAGTCCTTGAACTCAACGAAGGCACCCGACCAATCCGTACAGTTTCAACTGCTGTGATCGGATTGGTTGCAACTGCAGAAGATGCAGATGCAGTAGCTTTACCGCTCAATACTCCAGTACTTGCTACAGATATCAAAACGGCTTTGGACAAAGCAGGTGAAAAGGGAACACTTGCACGTTCTTTACAAGCCATCGCAGACCAAACCAATGCGGTTATTGTCATTGTACGTGTAGACCAAAAAACCACAGAAGCTGAACAAAACTCAGCAATTATCGGTGGTGTTGAAAATGGTCGTTATACAGGTATGAAGGCTTTATTGGCAGCAGAACAAAATCTGAAAGTACGTCCTCGTATTTTGGGTGTTCCTGGTCTAGATACTGCACCAGTGGCAACGGCTTTAAACTCAATTGCTGAAAAACTTCGGGCATTTAACTACTTGTCTTGTTTTGGTTGTGAAACAAAAGAAGAAGCAGCTGCATATCGTGAAGCAATTGGCGCGCGAGAAGCGATGCTGATTTATCCTGACTTTTTAGGATGGGACACAGCCACTTCGCAAACCACGACATTTGATGCCACTGCTCGAGCATTAGGTTTACGCGCCAAAATTGACAATGACACAGGTTGGCAAAAAACACTTTCCAACGTTCCAGTCAACGGTGTAACTGGTATTTCCCAAGATATTTTTTGGCAATTGCAGTCCATGGATACCGATGCTGGCTATCTCAATGGCAATGAAATCACCACGCTGATCCAAAAAGATGGCTTCCGTTTCTGGGGTTCTCGTACATGTTCAGCAGATCCGCTTTTTGCCTTTGAAAATTACACACGTACTGCACAAATTCTTGCCGACACCATGGCAGAAGGGCACATGTGGGCAGTGGATAAAGACCTTCATCCATCATTGGCCAAAGATATTGTCGAAGGTATCAATGCCAAATTCCGTGATTTAAAAACTGGTGGCTACATCATTGATGGTGAATGTTGGTTCGATCCTTCAGTCAATTCTAAAGAGTCGCTCAAATCAGGTCGTTTATTGCTTGATTATGACTTCACGCCAGTACCACCTCTGGAAGACCTCACTTTACGTCAGCGTATCACAGACCGCTATTTGGCTGATTTCGCTTCTCGTATGACCGCCTAACAGAACAATAAAAAGGATAAAACGACATGGCTTTACCTAAAAAACTCAAAATGATGAACCTATTTAATGAAGGTAATTCTTACCTTGGACAAACAGGCGAAGTCACTCTACCAAAGCTCGGGCGTAAGTTGGAGGCTTGGCGTGGCGGTGGTATGGACGGCAGTATCAAGTGGGATGCAGGCATGTCAGATGACATGATCGAATTTGCCTGGAAACTAGGTGGTATCGACCCATTGGTAATCGGGCAATACGGTGCTGCAACGGTTGGAGCAATTGGTCTACGTTTCGCTGGATCCTATCAGCGTGACGACACTGGAGAAACTACGGCACTCGAAATGGTCGTGCGTGGCCGTCATGAAGAAATTGACTTTGGTAATTCAAAACCCGGTGATGACACTGAACTTTCGATGAAAACGATCTGGTCATATTACAAATTATCAATCGATGGCAAAGCCGTGATTGAAATCGATATTCCAGGCATTATATTCAAAGTCGATGGTGTCGATATGTATGAAAAACATCGTCAAAACATTGGTATCTAGTTTTCCTACCCTTCTGTAGTCCAGTGCTGCAGAAGGTTTTTTTACATCAACTTTTTTATTTAAGGAATTTGCAATGCAAAATCAACCAAATACTAAAAATGTTCCATTAGATTTCGGTTTTAAACGTGGTGAAGATCATGTGAAAGAGATCAACTTGGTCAAACCGAATACGGGGCATTGTCGAGGTCTAAGTTTAAAAAATGTATTGAGTTTTGAGATTGATTCATTGGCAGTTTTATTGCCTCGGATCACATTACCAGCAATGACATCGCAAGAGGTTTATACATTGGAACTGATGGATACCCTCAAAATTGCAGAAGGCATAGCAAGTTTTTTGGAAGCTGCAAACAGCTCCCCAACAGCGTAGATGACGTTATTGCCAATCTTGCGGTTGTCTTTCATTGGACACCCACAGATTGTGCAGATTTTAGTTTGGAAGAACTCATGGCATGGGAACACCGTGCACGTAAAAGAATAGAAACAGAGTAAATAGGCATGAGTAAGTTAGATCTCAGTATTATTGTCAAATTTGTGGATAGAGCGACTCAACCGATTCGCCAATTTCAACAAAATGTACAATCGACGAATCAATCTATAGATCGGCTTACTCATTCCATAGATCGCCTAGAACGAAGCCTCAATGGTGGACGTTCATTCAAACAATATTCACGAAATCTCCAAACAGGTTCATCAAACCTTAATCAACACAGTGGTGCACTAAACACCATGCATAATGGCTATGATCGTGTAGCCAATGTTTTAGATAAAGTACGAAATAAAACCCAAGCATGGTCGGACTCGCTCAAAGCCAATCGCGCACAAATGCGTGAAGAATTTAAAAGTCTTGCCATGAACTCAGTCATTGCTGGAGCTGGTTTATATCAATTTTTAAAACCTGCAGTAGATTTTGAAAAGCAAATGTCAGGTGTACAGTCCGTACTAGACTTAGAAAAACAAAGCAAAGCCATGCAACAACTGACAGCAGATGCACGAAAGTGGGGGGCAGCGTCTTCATTTAGTCCCGGAGAGGCAGCGCAAGCACAATTTGCTTTGGCTTCAGGTGGTTTTAACGCAGATCAAATTCATAAATCACTTGGCGGAACATTACATCTTGCAGAAGCAGGTAAAGTTGAACTGGAACGTGCTGCACAAATTGCCGTTGGTACGCTCAATGGTTTTGGTTTGGCAGCAAGTGAAATTGGGCGTGTCAATGATGTCTTTCTAAAAGGTACGAACCTTACTGCGACGAGTGTCGATGGTTTAGGTGAAACCATGAAATACGTTGCACCTATTGCTAAAGCCTATGGTGCAAGTATCGAACAAGCCACAGCCATGACAGGCTTACTTGGAAATAACAATATTCTTGATACACAGGCTGGGACATCATTACGAAGTATCATGACGAGGTTTGCAGGGCCACCCAAAGAAGCCACAAAAGCATTTGCCAAACTAAAAATCGAAACCAAAGACAACAATGGCAACTTACGAGATATGTCGGACATCTTGGCAGAGGTCAATAAAGCTACCAAAAATATGGGTAGTGGTGAGCGGTTAGACATTTTTAAAGATATTGCTGGTCAAGAGGCTGTATCAGCATTTGCAGTACTGGTTGATCAGTCGGCTTTACTTGATAAGAACTCAGGGAAAACCGTCAATAAAATTAAAGAATTGACTAAAGAATTAGAAAACTCAAAAGGTGCAGCAGCACGAGCGGCCGCAATTTTAAAAGACAATTTAGCAGGTGATATAGAACAACTGGGTGGCAGTATTCAGGATTTAAGTATTTCTGTACTTAATGCTATTGGTACTGACATAAGAGGCTTTGTAACTGGCCTTGGTGCATTCATCGATCGAATTAAAGATTGGGTAGATGCGAATCCTGAATTAGTACGCACCATTGCTAACTTAGCCATGAAACTCCTCATGTTTAAAGTCGCTATGCTGAGTGTACGTTACACGGGGAATTTACTGTTTGGTACCATCTTTAGCATGGTTGCAGGCATCACAAAATTTGCACTGTTCATGTGGATCGCAACAAAAGTACTCGGCAAATTCGGTATTGGTATGCCATCTCGTTTCACTTTGATTTCTACCGCAGTTCGGGTATTGGGCAATGCCTTTATGTTCCTCAGTCGCCAGGCACTTCCATTGCTCATCGCAGGACTTCGCACTTTAGCGATAGCACTACTGACAAATCCAATTTCTTGGATAATTGCTGGTGTTGTTGGACTTGCATATGTTATTTGGAAATTTTGGGGACCGATTAAAGCATTCTTTGTTGGATTTTGGGACGGTTTAAAAATTGGCTTGGCACCACTGATCGACAGCTTAAGTTCCGCATGGAGCAGTCTGAAAACTACAATGAGTCCGTTGTTACCTCTCTGGAACGGCTTGGTAAGTGCATTTAATTGGGTTAAAGATGCTATTTCTGGTTTATTTACTCCATTTCAAGCAACCAATGCACAACTACAAGCCGCTACAGCAAACGGTAAAAGCTTCGGGCAAGTCATCGGTACGATTATTGGTGTAGTTGGCATGGTTATTCTGAAAATTGTGGAGTTTGGTGCAACACTATTCAATATTGTAGGAACGGTAATTGGCAACACCGTTGGTGTACTCGTGACCACATTCAGCAATCTTCCTGCCTTTTTCAACAACATTTGGGCGCAGATCAAAACTGCATTCAGTGGTGGCATTGCTGGCATTGGTGCACTCATTATTAACTGGTCGCCCATTGGTCTATTTTATTCTGCCTTTGCCGCTGTTTTAAGTTGGTTCGGCATTGACTTGCCTGCCAAATTTACTGGTTTTGGTGCAATGATTTTAGAAGGTCTTAAAAATGGGATTTTATCTAAAGTTCAGGCTGTAAAAGATGCTTTGTCTAGTGCAGTCACAGGTGTGATCGACAAAGCCAAAAGTATTTTAGATGTTCGTTCACCTAGTCGTGTCTTTGCTGAAATCGGCGATTTTACGATGCAAGGCATGGCAGTGGGGTTATTGAACTCGTCTGACTTACCCATCAAAGCACTAGACCAAACACACCAAAAAATTGTGCAAACTGATATTGCTCGACCGAATATTCGTTCTTCACAACCTGTCCGAGCTAAATCTAACTCAGCGATTCAAGTAGCAGGGGACACCGTGACGATCCAAATGCATGTCGCCCATGGCCAAAACATTCAACAGATCCAAAGCATGCTCGAAAACATGCTCAACAAACGTGAACGCGAAAAAATGGCACGAGTGCGTAGCAGTTTTAAAGACCAGGAATAATAAAAATGATGATGATTTATGGCATGTTCGTATTTTCTATACCAACAGCCACCTACCAGAGCCTTCAACGAACCACAACATGGAATCATGCCAGCAATAATCGTGTGGGTGACATGCCTGCATATCAGTATGTTGGTAAAGGCGAAGACAGCATTACACTGGAAGGTTCCATCGTCCCTGAATTTGGCGCGCCCATGTCACTGACAGCACTACGTTTAATGGCAGACACAGGCAAATCATTTCCGCTTATTTCAGGTACGGGCAAAATTTATGGCTTATGGGTGATTGAATCGCTAAATGAAACACAAACCTATTTCTTTAAAAATGGTAAACCAAGACTGGTGGAGTTCAGCCTAACATTAAAGAAAACCCAAACCGCAGGTGTACTCGTTGGCAACGTATTGGGATCAATTGTGGGGAGTATTCTTTAAATGTCATTGCTTGGTATGGCGAGTACTGCCATCAACTTTATCAGCAAAAAACTCGATGCCAATTATCCTCATGCCTTTTATAAAATCGTGGTCAATGGAGTAGACATCGGCGGTCTGGTTCAAACACGCTTAATGCGCCTAACCATTACCGACAACCGAGGTATCGAAGCAGACACAGTAGAGATAGAACTTTCCGATCATGATGGATCATTAGGTATTCCGCCAAAAGGTGCGGATATGGAAATATGGATAGGCTGGAGTAATGAAGGCTTAGTTTATAAAGGTAAGTACACCATCAAAGAGCGAGAGCACTCAGGTGTACCCGACGTACTCACCATTCGGGGTGCATCGGCAGACCTCAAAGCCACGTTTAAAAAGAAAAAAGAACGCAGTTTTGACAACAAAACCATCGCAGATATTATCAATACCATTGCCAGTGAACAAAACCTCAAAGCCATTATTCATGACAGCTTGGGGCAGATTACACTGGCACATATTGACCAAAACGAATCCGATGCCAACCTCATCACCCGTATAGCAGACGAGCATGATGCGATTGCGACCGTAAAAAACGGCTATTTATTATTTATGCCCAAAGGTGAGAGTAAAACCATTTCAGGCTTAGATCTGCCAACATTCTTTATCACACGCAATATGGGCGACTCACATCGTTGGTCAGACACGGACGGTGCAGACGAAGTCAGTGGTGTCACGGTTTTTTATTACGACAATGACAAAGCCGAACGCCAAAAAGTTACAGTCGGTATGTCAGACGAAAACACCCGTGAACTTCGCAATATTCAACGAGATGAAAAATCCGCTAAACGTGTGGCACAGTCAGAGTTCAATCGGATTAAATCCAAGTCGGCAACATTCAGTTATAAACTTGCCTACGGTAAACCTGACCTCATTCCTGAAATGCAGGTACAGTTTATGGGCTTAAAGTCAGAAATAGACGATATTATTTGGCTCGGTTCACGTGTTGTACATACATTATCTGCAGACAGTGGTTTTGTGACGGACGTTGAACTCGAAGTCTATTTACCCGATTCAGATGATTTATCTGAACTGGTGGACGACGACTCAGGCAGTTACACAGGGATTCTGGCGTATTATAAAGACGGGAAAAACACAGGGAAAGTTACACAGGGCGATCAAACTACACCAAAGCGTTTAACCTATTTGTATAAAAACAAACAAACAGCAACTACTGCCGCAACGAGAGAATATAAAGCCATGCAAGCAGAAAAAGAACAAACACAATCCGAAAATAAATAATGAAAAGGGTCACATTCAAAATGCGACCCTTTAAAATCAAAAATTGGTAATAATTAGCTTAAAACAGCACTTACATTTCATATTTTGCATGAAATTTTTCTACGCAATAAAAACCAAACAAATAGTATAAAAAAATAGATAAAAAGAACAAATATTTCACCTTGTTATTTATAATGATGCTTATATTTGTTCTATATGGGGCGATTCGTGAAAAGACCTAATTTTAAATGCCCACACTGCGGATCGTCTATGTATATCCGTAGTAGCCGACAACAACATCCTTTACTACGTGCTTTGGGCTTGCAGTGTAGTAATTTTTGCTGTGGTTTTTCTGCAGGTGGAAACTTTGAAATTACACATCAAATCTCAGCCAGTGCTACGCCCAATCCTATTATCCAACTCCAAACACTCGATCAAATCAATGCAGAACGGAAAGTGGCAAACGATGAACACATGGAAGATCAAAACGATGGCTGAATTTTTACTTTTTACTTTCGAGCTGGGAACGCTCATCAACGGTTATTTATTTTTTAAATTTGTTTATGGCCTATAGGATTTACAAATGATATTTGACTATTCAATTAATTGGTTTGCATTTTTCGAATGGCTTATTCGAGGTTTTATATTTGGTGTTGGTTTTATGTTGGCTTTAATTATTTTTATTAAAGTGACTAAGGCAGATAAGAAATGATCAATGTCACCCCAGATCATCCGATCGCACATGAAGCCTATGAACAGGTAAAGAATTTACGCTGTGATTACGTCAACATCATTGCTCATACTTTTAAAAAATCCGAAACCGAGCAGGGCTTTTTTATTGCAGGCATTTATCCGAACAAAGGCGAGGGCGGTTTTAACCGCTTGGACTGGTTAGCTGAGTTTGAACAACTCAATGGGATATCAGATGCATAGATTAAAAAGTATGGCTTTATATATGAATGATCAGTACATCGGCACATCATGCAAATGTATGAAATTAAAATTCGTGAAGTAGAAATTGACGCATAAAAAACCCGACAGTTTGAGGTTGCAAGCATAGCCTTGTCGGGTTGAATTTCTATTTTAATTTTTACTGACAAAAACGTCCAGATCGTTCCGCATTATCACCCTTACCACACCAACCTTCAAACATTTCATGTGCCACAGGACTACGCAGACCAAACGTCGCAAAGTTTAAAAATAAACGATGGTCAACATAATCAGCATCAATATTAATTTTCTTGATTTCCGCATAATCATAGGTTAGTTGGAAGATCGGTTCATTTTTCTTATTGTTATATTGGTCAGTTAAGTCTGCAAACACCACGAAACGAATCGCTGAAAACTGCTGTGTTGGAGGATTTTTTAAAATTTTAATTAAAATATCTCGCGTGGTACGACTGGTATGATCAATATAATCAAGATCAGTAAAAGCAACTTCAGTCGCAGGCAAATCAATTTCTAAAACATTATTACTATGATTACGCACAGCCAATATCGCTTTGTTATAACCTCTAATCGTCTCAAATTCTTTTTCTTGTACATTTTCTTCAGGTTTTGGCTCTACATCAGCAGCTTTTTCATCCTTAGGCTTAACCTCTGTCACTGTTTGTTCAGGCTTGTTTTGAACAAGTGGCTGATCAGGTGTAGGCAACATTACAAAAACAAGCACACCAAGTAACAACCAACCAAAACTCACAAGTCTGGCAGTATTGCTATAACCTTTTTTTAGCGTAAACCAAGCAAAAATGATTGGGATTACAAAAATACCAATAGCCAACGGTATAGATACTTTTTTATTCTCAAAATTATTCATAAAGTCATAAACTTATAAAAAATAGTACCTCACTATATTGACATAACAGCGCACTATAGAGCAATATGTATTTACACCGCAAAATCGGTGTCGGGCGTGACAACCTGAAAACATTACCAAGAGAGCAGAAAACATCCGCTCAGAAGCGGCTTTTTTTTGCCTAAATTGTCAGATCGGCTATACTTGTTATGGTAGATCGGGCAGGGCAGCTTCGCGCTGGCCGTTTCTCTTGGTACGGTATTGTCACCCCTGTTCGGTCTGCCACCATTCTGTGACAAGGATGGCGGTAGGTTTAAAACGCTTACCAAGAGTAAAAGCCATGAAAAGACAAATTCAAGTCCGTACATCTGCATCTACTTTCGACAAAAAATACATCGAACACACGCCAGTCTATGACTTAGCTGCTTACTATCAGCGCAAACGTCAGCTCCAGCGCAAACAACGCATCAAAAACTTTATCGATGGCTTTACATTTCTATGTGTGGCTGTTCTTACTTTCTCTATGCTTTTTTTGGGGAAGTAATCATGCAAAAGATAAATGATTATATGCAGAGCCTATTAAGTTTCACCGATACCGAAAGTGACCGCATGCCGCATTACTACATGCTTGCAGGCTTTCTCGATGCTCAGCTATACACAGACACAATAACAGTGCAACAAAAAGAGCATTATCTTCAACAACTGGATGGACAAATCTCCAAAAAATTACAAGGGGAACAGCCATGACCACATACGAACTACAACATGCCGTCTTTATCCAAAACGACCAGATCAAAACTGACAGCCTAAAAGTCGCTGAAGTATTTGGTAAGCGTCATAGTGACATTATTCGAGCGATCAAAAGCATAGATTGTTCAATAGAATTCACTGAGCGCAATTTTGCGCTCAGTGATTACTTAGACCGATCTGGGCGTTCGTTACCTATGTACGAAATGACCAAAGATGGTTTTATTTTCCTAGCGATGGGCTTTACAGGTGCAAAAGCAGCACAGATCAAAGAAGCTTATATCTATGCCTTTAACCACATGGCAGACATACTGCATAAACAAAGCACCCAACTCCAAACCATCCAAGTCGGTTCAGTGGTACAACTACGGTCAGGCAGCCCAAATTTAACGGTCAACAATATTTACGATGACATAGCAGAGGTGATCTGGTTCAGGGGAGGGCGTATTGTTCGGGAACAATTACCACTCAGTTGTCTAAGCCTGGGTGAAAGTGGCCAAATCCCGACCAACATGAGCCACTCACTGGAACAATTTTGGTCAACGTTATATACACATGGTATTCATCATTACAACCACAGTAACCGGACCGACCAAATCGCCATTAATTTGACCCAAGTGTTAAGCCTGTTTCCCGAAGTATTAAACAGAACCGACCTCACCCAAATATTGCCACACAGCAAACAACCTTATCCCAAGTATGTAGAACACAATGTTGCTGTGCAAAGTAAATTAGAGCGTAAGACATTACGTTGCTGGATTTTTAAAAGTACACAACCCACCATGATCGATGTTGGACACTAAGGGGAAGCAAGATGAATAAAAATTTAATTCCTTACGTCCCCATTGCAGATCGGGTCGAAGCATCCAACGAAAAAAGCCAATTACTCTGTCAGCAGTTTTTTAACATGATTGACCATTGTGTCCGTTCACAAATCTTGTTTAACCATGACACGCAGCGCGGTTTTTTATCTATTTGTCCCGAACAAATCAATGATTTGATTCAGGAAATATCAAAAACTGATCATTTAGACAAACCTATAGATATAAATCTTTTAAAACAATCGCTTAATGATTTAGTTTATCCTAAATTCAATGGTGTATATAAGGTCACAAGCCCCATCTGGAACAATGAGGACGTGAAAGTCTGGCAATTTCAATTAAACCAAATTGCCAATGGGGTAGATATGCAACATATAGAGAATGATGCCGAATTAAATTTGGATATGGCTTTAAGTTCAATTCGTATCTGGAGAAATTCACTGGAAATAGGCAGTGAGAACAAGGATGTCATTTATAAACAAAATGACTTGGTTTACAAACTCATGGATATAGAGGAAAGATTAAAGATCGTCCAGCATTCACTGGAAGAATAAAATGCAAAAGCCCACCGTAAAAAGTGGGCTTTTTTACGTCCTGTACCATTATTTCTCCAAATCTTTAGCAACAATTTTGGTAAAACCCAACAGCGCAGTTTGAGCTTCAGGACTAAGCTGTCTATAAGCTTTTAATAATAAACTTTCTTCACTGGTGAGTCCTGCATAGTCGGGATCTATACCCAGAATCACATAACGAATATCAATCCCTTTTTCATGCAATTTAGCCAAATAAACCCATTGGTCAGGTACTTTTCCACGAATGTAGTTGCCCAACGTATTCTCATGCGCGCCTATTTCTCGACTTGTTGTTTTCGCAGCAAATTTATTTTTTGACATCTCATTTTTAAAACGTTCTGCGATGACGGCTGACTGCTCGCCAAAATTATCGGACATAAATTTCACCTAAATATATTGAACGGTTAAATATTTGTGTTATAGTGAGTCATAACACATCACTATAACCGCAAGGATACTGTATGAGTGCAGATATTTCACCTCCAAATAAATCACGTGCAAAAAAAGTTGCTGGTGGTCGTGTGGGTTGCATTGTTTATCTCCCTAAAACTGAAGTTGAAGACATCGACAAAATCGTGGATGCAACTGATTCCAGTCGTTCAAAAGTAATTGCCCAAATTTATTTCAAAGGCAAAAACAAACAACAAGAGGTATAACCCATGGCTTTAAAACAAAAACGTGACAATCGTTTCAATGTCAATCTAACCGATGACGAATCACAATTATTCGTTGCCGTTTCAAAGCTGACTGGACTTCCACCAGGTGTGATTTTGCGTCAGCTAGTCATGAAACAAGCATTAGCAACACTCATTGCAGAAGACATAGACAATTTTAATCTAGATGAATACTTAACCAAAGGCGCACAAGGTCTCCTTTCTTCTCGGAGCTAAAGATCATGACGATTCAGCAAGTCGCATTAAGCGATAAAGAGAAAGAACTTGTACAGGAAGTACAAACCAAACTTGGTTTTAAAAGTATTGAAGAAACCCTTGAGTACCTTGCCAAGCAACGGATACAGGAACTACTTGCAAAACTTGCAGGCCAAGAACTTAAAAGCCACCGTCACCATTTTTAAGCAGTGAATAGAACATGACGTTTGAAATGTATCCTGAAACCAGAGAGCTGGTGATAGATCGCCTAATCAACGACTATCACTTCAAGCTCAAAACAGGTAACAAGTATCGTGGCAGATGCCCTGACTGTAATCATAAAGAAGCGTCAGCATGGATACATAGTGAAAACCCTTGGGTGTTATTTTGTCCACGTAAAAAGGAATGTGGCCATCAAAACCATGTCCGTGACCTGTTTCCAGACTTATTCGAAAAATGGGAAAAACGTTTTGAACCTACGCCTGAAGAGCCAAATCGTACAGTCAACGCATATTTAGTAGAAGGGCGTGGCTTTCCACTCGAACCCTTAAAAGGCTTATATTCCCAGGAAAATAGAGTTCAATATAATCCTAAAGTATCCACTGTCACACTGCGCTTTCCCATTACAGATCTAGAGGGTGTCTATGGTTGGTGGGAGCGAGTACTGGATGACCAAGGTGTTTTTCATAAAACATACTTTATGGAAAATACAGAGACTTGGTCATCAAAAGGTCATGCATGGCTCACTCCAAACACCAACTATATTGAATCCAAAGAGATTTGGATCACCGAAGGTATATTCGACACAATTGCGCTTTGGTTATCCAACATCACCAGTTTGTCAGCTTTAACTAGTAACAACTACCCTTCAATTTTTTTAAATAAATTAGCACGTCAGTGTGCAGAAGCTGAAAAACCTTTACCCAAGTTGATTTGGGCCTTTGACAACGACAAAGCAGGGCATGACGGTATTATTAAAAATATCGAACTTGCCAAAGCCGATGGCTTTGAGTGTGAAGTGGCATTACCCCCATACGGTCGTAAAAAACAGGACTGGAACGATCTCTACAAACAAGATCGACTCAAATTTTCCGACCTAGAAACCTATAAATATTACGGGGCTTTGCTTGTCGCAGAAAAAGCTGTGGATAAAGGCATACTTATCTACAAGCGATATGGTACCAAGTCTTTTCCATTCGATTTTCAGAACCAAACTTACTGGTTCAAGCTCGATATGGAAAAATACGACGAGTACATGAAAGACACCAAATCAGAAGCCAACGACAATGAAGACTGGGCACAGGAAGAAAAAGACTTTGCAAATGCGGAACGTCGTGATTCAGCACTTGAATATTCTTCAAATGCCACACGTTTGATGAAGTGTAAACTGACACCCTTATACAAGCAAAATAGCTACGAAACGGATGAATCTTGGTATTTCTTTAAAATAGATCGCCCATGGGGACAAAAAGCTGAAAAGAATACCTTTACAGGTGGACAGCTCGCATCTTCAGCAGAGTTCAAAAAACGACTGATGTCGATTACACCAGCTGTCTATAAGGGTAATGGTACTCAACTTGATCATCTTCTCGATAACTGGCTCGATGGTATTCAGGATGTAGAATTAATCAATTATGTCGGTTATCACAAAGACCATCAAACCTATATGTTGGGCGATCTTGCGGTACAAAACGGTCGGCTTTTCAATATCAATAAAGAAGATTATTTCGAACTTCCACGTAAGTTGAGCTTAAAAGCACGAATGCCATTTCCGCTTGAAATCAACAGTAAAGTTAGCGAATACAACAACACATGGGTTAAAGATTTATTAGATGCATATGATGTCAGAGGCATGGTCGCACTGACAGGTTTTTTTGGAAGCCTGTTTGCATATCAAATCAAAAGCATGCACAAGTCCTTTCCATTTTTGGAACTGGTGGGTGAACCGGGTACAGGTAAGTCAACGTTACTGGTTTTTTTATGGAAATTATTTGGACGTACAGGCTATGAAGGTATAGACCCTGATCCAAGCAAAACATCCATGGCAGGTTTATTGCGAACATTCCGCCAAGTTTCTAACCTTCCAGTGGTTCTACTCGAGTCAGATCGTGAAGGTGACAAAGGTACTGTAAAACAGTTTGACTGGAATTTCCTAAAAACTTTATACGACTTCAACGGATCATTAGGTGCAAAAGGGGTAAAAAATGGCGGTAATGAAACCTACGAACCGCCATTCATGGGAACCCTCATCATCAGCCAAAATGCAGAAATCGTATCGACCGAAGCAGTCATGGGACGTATTGTTCAGTACAAATTCAGCAAAGAACAAATGTCTAAAAAAGGCTTGTACGCATCTCGAAATTTAGAACGTTATGAACAGAGTGAAATCAGTCAATTTATTTTACTTTGTGTCGAAAAAGAAAAAGCCATCATGGAAGCCTACCGCTTGGGTATGGAAAAGTACGATGAAGTTTTACATCAAGACAAATACGACATCAAAAGTTCACGCGTTATTCATAACCACGCTCAATTTTTAGCATTATTCGATGCTTTATGTCTTCATGTTTTAGTTGAAAAAGATGCCAAAGGTATATCGAAAAGCCTTGTTCCTGAAGACATTCAAAAGAGAGTACGTACTGAATTATTTGAAATGGCACAGAAACGAGACAAGGTACTTAAGTCAGATCCAATCATTGTACAAAACTTCTGGAACACCGTGGAAGAGATGGAAAATTCAATTACACCTATAGCCACCAGGGATTCGGTCGTCAATCATCACGCTAAATCAAACCTATATTTCGCGATCAATTTTGCCCAACTTTATCGAGTCGCTGCGGATTATCGCTATCAATTGCCAAATATGGACGAACTGCAGCATGCGCTTCGTCACAGTGTTCATTATCGTTTTATCGAAGCCAACAAAATGGTGGCAAGTAAAATAGATGGTAAATCAAAACGTTGTTGGGTCTTCGAAAAACCAACATCACAACGGGATTAATCCCACAACTCAAGGAGATTCAAATGGACGAAAAAGTCATTATTGAAATCAAAGTAGTACTTCAAGCAATCAAAAGAAAAATTGAAATTTTTAACGAAATTGAAATTCAGGAAAACATTAAAAAAGAAGTGTGTCATTCGTACCTCTACGGAGCTTCACACCAAACGCTGAAAGGCATTGAAAGCATTATTGATAAAGAGCTTTCGAAGATCGAAGGCTAAATATAAATCAGCACACATACAGAAGCGGCAACTTCTGTATGTGCCACACAATCACCGGAGAGCAATTATGCAAAACGATTCTAACGTACAAACTGCAGAAGCAGAAATTTCAAAATACCACTGTAAATGTGGTGGCTTAATTTTGCCTGATTTTGACTTGTTCAAAGTTGGCCAACAAGTCAATTGTATGGAAGAAACAGTAAAACCATTTGGTGATGGCCGTGCAGCGGTAAGACAAAAAGCCTTTGTAGGTTCCATTATTTCAATTGATGGTGATGTGTTTGAAATTGTAGGAAATAGAAAAACCTATCATTTTGAACGTGGCGAATTTACGCCATTGAATGCACCAGGACCGATTGAATATTTTCGTATTGGGAAATGTCGTTGTGAGTTAGACCAGGAACAATAAGCATGAACTTTAACTTTAAAAATGCAATGTTCATCAATGTTCTAGCATCGCTATTCATCACTACATTTGTTTATTTAGTTGGAGTAACTCAATGACCGCCTTCATATTCGACACGGAAACCCACAAATTACATGGCGATATCATCGAAGTAGCTGCAATGGAAGCATGTTTTTGGGAGTTATCAGGCAGAAAGGAATTTTTACCGACCATGATTGAGTACCAAAAACGCTTCAAACCCAGCGAACCCATCGGTTTAGGTGCAATGGCAGTTCACCATATTGTCGATGAAGATTTGGTAAAATGCCCATCATTCACCAAGTTCCAAATGCCTAAAGATGATGTCAAATACCTGATTGGTCACAATATTGACTATGACATTGCAGCCATCAATCGTGCAGGCACAGAAACCAATGGCATCAAAGCAATTTGTACACTGGCAATGGCGCGTTATATGTGGCCAACATTGGAAGCGCATAATTTAACAGCATTGGCTTACCACATTAGTACCGATCGCAAAGCGACAAGACGTGGACTACGCAATTCACATTCAGCATTAACTGACTGTAAAACCACTTTTTTACTAGTAGCACGAATTATTCGTGAAAAGAACATTACCAGTTTAGAAGATCTGTGGGAATTTTCACAACAGGCAAGATACCCAACCCACATATTCTATGGAAAATATAAAGGTTGGGCGATAAAGGACATGGATGATTATGACATAGGTTGGTTACTGCAGAGAACAGATGAACCATATCTTCGAATTTCACTGCAAAATGAATTTCAAGAACGACATAATATAAGCGAAACCGAAGAGCTACCGTTTATATAATTCCACACCTTTTAATCACCTCAAAAGCACCTCCACTCGGAGGTGCAACCGCATAAAATATCCCCAATACTTTAAAATACTTAAATGTAGGTCTACTTATGTCTGCAGGACTCGAAATACGTGGAAAATCCATGCGGATCTGGATGCGACCAATCGCAACTGAACCCGTCATCAAAGAAACACTCGACTGGCCATTCACACCAGAAAATCATGAACGTGCGGAAAAGCTGGCCAGCTTAATCAAATTAGAGATTCAATTGGATCAGTTTCATCTGGCCAAGCACTTTCCAAACTCAAAAAACATCAAAAAAAATCAGGTCAGTTATTACGCCCAGCAATATCTTGACCAAACAATAAAAGAAGTTGCACCAAGCACATACGATTCATATCGGGGTCATGTAAACAATCATATTGTGCCTAAATTTGGGAAAATTCACCCCAAAGATATCAATACCAACATGCTAAAAAAGTGGATTGAAGTACTCAAGGATTCACTGAATAACAAAACAGTCCGTGAAATCATCACCCGTTTTGCACAGATACATGCAATCTGGAGAGATGAAAAGCAAATGCCATATAACCCGTTTGAAAATATTGTTATTCATCAGCTCGATCCACCAGAGCCAGATCCATTTAGTAAAGTTGAAATCGCCATGATTCTGAATACCGAAACAGATCTCGATATTCAAAATCTATTACCATGCTTATTCTGGACAGGGCTTTCCATGTCAGAACAAATTCCAATAGCATGGGAAGACATCGATCTGGAGAACGGTACTATTCAAATAACCAGATCATACGTCCGTGGTATCTATAGGGTCACCAAAAATCGGCGTAGAAAAAGACGAATCAAGCTGCTCGAACCAGCAATACAGGCTCTCAAAAAACAGTATCAAAGCTCAGGCAATAATAGACCAAAAACAATCGAAGTACTGCAGCGTGACAACAGGACCAAACGAATAGAAAAAGTACGCTTTGTCTGGATCAATCATGAACGCTTAAATCACTTTGAATACCATGAACTTAGATATCGTTGGAACAAACATTTAAAGAAAGCAAAAGTGCGCGGACGAGGCATTAATCAGGGAAGACATACATTTGCCAGTCAACTTTTAACGTCTGGCCAAGTCCCCCCGGAGTGGATAGCAGAACAACTTGGTCATAGTGATACATCTATGATCTATAAGCATTACGGAAAGTTAATCGCAGAGGATCTGCCAGACTACATCACAAAGCTGAATAGTTATATTTCGATGTAATTAAACTTACTTTGAACTTACTCCATGAGAGAAATATTTTTATTCATATAAGTGCCTAAATATTAAGGCACTTTTTTTATTTATTACTTTATTACATCTTTTTAAATCTACATCCAAATCCAGACTTACTCATTAATTCGTTTTGTGTCTAAAAAGCGGCTTAAAAGAGAATCAAAGGAACTTGTCTATCAATTTGAGATCCAACAATTCCCATATTTAACCCATTTGCTATATGGTTGTAAGCTAAGTTATTAATTTATATAGAGCTAGTGTATTGATTCTTATGGGTTCGAATCCCGTCATTCACCCCACATTCGGAGCATAGCACAGCCTGGTAGTGCACCTGGTTTGGGACCAGGGGGTCGTAGGTTCGAATCCTACTGCTCCGACCATCATCCTAGAGATGAGATAAAATACCGCTAATAAAGCGGTTTTTTTACGTCTGAATTTTAATATAGCTGAATACGTAATTTATCATTACACCTAAAACCATAGGAAATCAGGTTTTACAGATGTTTCCATGTACTAATATTTTTAGAATTTAGCTATACATCGCAGAGCATGACAAGTTTGGTGTAGTGGAAAGGTTGGGAGAGGTGTCGTGAAGTTTGAGTTTATGAGCTATTCGGTGATTGCCATGAGGCTTCAAGCAGACTAAGAAAAATGGCAGAAAACTCAATAGGAATTGATGGTGATATTTTGCTTGAATGCGACCAAAATTAAAAAATAGGCATGGGGTTCAGTGGACGCTTACAATGCACTTGTGTTTATTAAACAAGAAAACCGCCACTAATGGCGGTTTTCTTATCAATGACAACTTATGTGTCGCGTGGTGTAGATTAAACTTACCAGCTTAACGCACCACCAGTCTGATAATCCGTTACCCGCGTTTCAAAGAAGTTCTTCTCTTTACGCAAGTCCATCATCTCAGACATCCACGCAAATGGATTGTTCACGCCAGCAAACTGCTCTGGTAAACCAAGCTGAGATAAACGACGGTTACAGATGAACTTCAAGTATTCTTCCATCATGCTGGCATTCATGCCCAATACACCACGCGGCATAGTGTCACGCGCATACTCGATTTCAAGCATGGTACCCTCAAGAATCATTTGAATCACTTCCTGTTGGAACTCATTTGTCCAAAGGTGAGGGTTCTCAATCTTAATCTGGTTGATCATGTCGATACCAAAGTTCAGGTGCATTGACTCATCACGCAAAATGTACTGGAACTGTTCAGCAACACCGTTCATCTTGTTACGGCGGCCCATACTCAAAATCTGGGTAAAGCCACAGTAGAAGAAAATGCCTTCAAGCACGCAGTAGAATGCGATCAGGTTACGCAATAAACGCTGGTCGTTTTCAGGTGTGCCTGTGTGGAAATTAGGATCAGTCAATGATTGTGTATATTTCAAGCCCCATGATGCTTTACGTGCAACACTTGGAATCTCACGATACATGTTGAAGACTTCACCTTCGTCCATACCTAAAGATTCGATACAGTATTGGTAAGCATGCGTGTGAATCGCTTCTTCAAATGCTTGACGCAAAATGTATTGGCGGCATTCAGGATTTGTAATATGACGATAAATCGCCAAAACTAAGTTGTTCGCAACCAATGAATCTGCTGTTGAGAAGAAACCTAAAGAACGCATAACAATCGTACGCTCATCTTCGGTCAAGCCATTTTCAGACTTCCAAAGTGCGATATCGTGGTTCATGTTCACTTCTTGAGGCATCCAGTGGTTGGCACACCCGTCCAAGTATTTCTGCCAAGCCCACTCATATTTGAATGGCACAAGCTGGTTTAAATCCGCACGGCAGTTGATCATGGCCTTGTCATCAACCTGTACACGCTGTGCGCCCATTTCCAGTTCTTCCAGACCTGGCGCAACGTCAAGATGTTCTAGGGCTTCAGATGCTCTAGCCAGCGAATCGGTTGGATTTGTTGATCGCACGGTACTGGTTCCAGCGGATTGTGGAGCTGCCATACGCGGTGATGATGGCTCTGCATCAGGTACCACTTGCGTATCAACCGTTTTTTGCGATTCGAGGGACGCAGACTTGTGTTCAGGTGCAGTCGGTTTTTGCGTATCATCTTCAAAATCGTCCCAACTTAGGATAGACAT